TCCGCCCAGACGTCGACGATCTTGCTGTCGGAGGTCATCGGGACGGTGAGCATCTTGGCGATGCCCTCCCCCAGCATGGCCTCGCGCAGGATCTGCTCGGTCTCCTCGGCGTGCTGCTCCGGCGTGCGGACCACGAGTTCGTCGTGGACGCTGAGGATGAGCGAGGAGTGGGGCTTGAGCGACTTGGTGACGCGCACCATGGCCGTCTTGATCAGGTCGGCAGCCGAGCCCTGAATGAGGCTGTTCACCGCCTGCCGCTCGGCCAGACCCCGCAGGCTCTTGTCCGAGTAGTTGAGGCCCGGGAGGCGACGTCGGCGACCTGCGAGCGTGGTGATATAGGGCACCGGCTTGCGGGCGCGGGCGGTCTCCAGCACCTTCTCCTTGAAGACGTAGATCTCGGGGAACTCGCTCTGGTGGATCTTGAGGAAGCCCTTCGCCTTCTCGACCGAGGTGTCGGCCATGGAGGCGACCTTGTCCGGGCCCGCGCCGTAGACGACGGCGAAGTTGATGCCCTTGCTGGCCTGACGCATCGGCTTGGTGACCTCGTCGAACGGGACACCGAAGATCTTGCTCGCGGTGAGCGTGTGGGCGTCGACCCCGGCCTCGAAGCCGTCCACCAGCGCGCCGCGCTTGTCGAAGGCGTGGTTGCGGGCGTAGTGCGCGAGCACGACGAGTTCGATCTGGCCGTAGTCGGCGACGACCAACTTCTCGCCCTTGTCGGCGAGGAACAGACCTCGGATCTGCTTGCCCTTCTCGGTGTCCGGGCGGGGGATGTTCTGCAGGTTGGGCGCGCGGCAGGAGAAGCGGCCGGTGACGGTGCCGTACTGGAGGAACTCGGCGTGCACGCGGCCGTCGAAGATCTGCCGGGGCTTGTCCTTGTCCCCCTCGACGCCGGTGTAGCCCTCGATGTAGGTGCTCTGCAGTTTCTGCACGTCGGAGTACTCCGAGAGCGCCTTGACGACGGGGTTGGTGGCGTGGTGCTCCAGTGCCTCGGCGTTGGTCGAGGGGTTCTTCTTAGCCGTGAGGACCTTTGCCTTGAGCCCCTGCCCACCGTCCTTCTTCGGGCCGAAGAGGATCTGCACCTTCTGGGGGTTGCTGTTGAGGTTGAACTCGCGTCCGGCCGCGCGGTAGCAGGCGGCTTCGAGGTCGACGAGTTCGTCGGCGTACTGGCTATGAAGCCGGTCGAGTTCGGGCTCGTTGACGGCGACACCCTCCAGCCGCATCTGGCTGACGATCCGGGTGATCTCGTTCTCCAGTTCGTACACCCGGGTGAGGTTGAACTTGGCCAGCCGGGGCTCCAGCCCCTGCTTGATCAGCCACGTGTACTTGCCGTCGAGGTAGCCGTACTGGTGCACCTTCCAGAAGGGGTGCGCTTCGACGCACTTGCCAACCTCCTCCTTGTCGTAGTCGTGCCCGAAGTAGCGCTTGACGAGGTGCTTGAGGCCGTACATCGGCATGTTCTCGTCGAGCAGCCACTGGACGACGATGGTGTCGTGGAGGGTGCCCTTGGGCAGTTCGCCGTCGAGGTACTTCGCGGCCGTCGGGAAGTCGAAGGTCGCGTTGTGGGCGTAGAGGTGGCGGTTCTCGTTCTGGAAGAGCGGGGCCATGATCTCCCACGCCACGCTGGGCTTCATCTGGGGTGGCGGCGCGTCGTAGACGGCCGGGATCATGGTGAACTTCTTGGTCTCCTTGTTCAACTTCTTCGTCGCCCGGGAGATGAGCACGTTGCCGTTGGGGTGGCCGGTGGGCACGGTGATGGTCCGCCCGTGCGTGGACAGGATCGTCCAGACGACGGGCGCGAGATGAGGGGTGCCCCGGTTGGGGCCCGTGGTCTCGAAGTCGACGACCATGTCCGGGAACTGCTTGAAGTAGTCGACGGCCTCGACGAGTTGGTCAGGGGTGAACATCGTGTTGCTGGAGAAGCCCCGAGGCATGCGGTTCCTTTCTGCTGCTGGGACGGACCAGCGCCCCACCCCTCGGCTGAGAGATGGGGCGCTGGTGGGTGTTGCTGGCCGGGTCAGCGGGAGGCGATGTCCGCCTGCTGCTCCAACACCGACATGGGCGTGTCGTCGGTCGACTCCCAGTCGTAGAGACCCCCGGCCTTCTCGATGACCTCGTCGATCTCCTCCTCCGACAGCGGCTCGATGTCGAAGTCCTCGTCGAGGTCGCGGGCCTTGACGGGCGTGACCGTCGTGACCGTCTTGTCGTTGGCCGTCTTCGAGCGCTTGACCTCGAAGTAGAGATCGTCACGGCTGATCGGCTTGGTCCTCTTGTCATCGGCGAACTCCTTGAGGGTCTCGCCGATCTGGACACCGACGCGCCAACGCTTGAGTTCCGGCTTGTCCGGGTCGGCCAACGAGATGACGTTGAAGCAGATCTTCGCGTTGGGGCGGTGACCGACCTCGCAGAGCGGGCAGTCCTCACCGGCGCAGGTGTAGGACTGCTTGCCCTTCTGGGGCACCCAGTGCTCGGCGTAGGAGTCGAACGGCTCCGGCTCTAGGAACTTGATCACGACGCTGCCCTTCTCGGGCAACTTCAGATCATCGGCGAAGTTGCCGCTGGAGGGGATGGCCTCCTTGACCTCGTCAGCAGCGCCCCAGCCGGAGGCGGCGGCACGGCCGGACTTGCGCGCGGGCTTCTCGCCGACGCGGGAGGCGCGGCGACGGGGCTTCTCGGCCTCGTCGTCGGGGGTGTCGAAGTCCTCGTCTTCGGAGCGGGACCGGCCGCGACGGCGGGGGGTCTCGTCCTCGTCCTGATGACTGCGACGACGGCGCGGCTGGTCCTCGTCCTGCTCGTCGATCTCGTCGCGCGAGCGGGTGGTTCCACGGCGGATGGTGCGGGCCATTCAGTCCTCTTTCTCGGTGTATCGGTAGTCGTGCACGATGGAGTGCTCGTTGCTCGTGACGGCTGCGGCGGACTCCATCTCCTTCGCCAGCAGCCTGTCGATCAGGCCGTCGTAGCCCTCTGCCCAGCCGTCGAGATCCTTGGGAAGCGAGTCGAACTCGTCAGCGATGCTGGCGAACAACTCGATGGACTCGTAGCCGTTGATGACGGGGTTGAGGACGACCTTGCGGGCGCGGGTGACCTTTACGCTCACTCCCCGGCGATCCAGCGGTAGAGGTACCGGTTGGCCTCCGAGATGGACTGGTCCTCGACCCAGCCGTCGCCCAAGGGCTGTGCCGCTGATGCCACGTTGGTCAGGTACTCCGCGACCGTTTCGAGGATCGACGGCATGCTGTTGCCGTGCTCGATGAGCGTGGCCACGTTCCGGCCGAACTCCTCGGCGGACGCGCGGGGGGTGAGGATCTTGTCGGTGGCGGACTTGCTGGGGTTCATCATTCTGGGTGCCTCCTCAGGCGGTGGTGTTGGTCTTGAAGAGCGCGAGGACGCGCTCCTTGAACTCGGTGGTGGCGAAGGAGCGGCGGCGCTCGTGCAGGACGCCCTCCTCGTGGGCGATGCGGACCATGCCCTCGACCTGCTGCCTCGTGTAGAGACGGCGACGGCCTCGGTGGTCCCCCTCCCTGCCCGGCACTTGGAAGGTGGCGACGGGAATGGTCCCCTCGCGCTCCCACTTGCGGATGGTGACCGCCTCGCGGCCGAGCGCCCGGGCCAACTGGCCCACGGTGAAGAACTCGGTCTCGACGCCGTTGACCACGTACTTGCGGGGCTTGGCGTCCCACGTGTCGTCGACCGCGAGGGCGTGTCGGCGAGGGGCCGTGGAGGTGTGCCGGTTCGGATGGCGGATGATCGGCTTGTTGGAGCCCGGGTAGTACTCCGGCAGCGAGTCCTGCAGGTCTGCGAACGCGGCGTCCCACGGGTGGGAGGTCACGCGGCCACCGTCACGAACGCGTAGGTCTCCTTGGACTTCAGGATCGAGTCCATCTCGGCCTCGGTGATCTTGTCGTCCATGTGCAGGGCGTAGACCTTGTCGTGGTCGATGACCTCGATGGTCTCGATGGCGTCCGCCCACAGACCCTTGGACTTCAGGATCTGCTCGGCCGTCTCCTCGTCGAAGACCTTGCTGACGCGCTTCTCCTGCTTCAGCCCGGTGTAGGCCTTGCCGCCGATTTCGATGGGCTCGCTGAACGCGAGCGTGCGATGACCGCCGATCTCGTCAAGGTCGCCCTCTGCGACGATGAGTGGTTGAAGTTCACCCTGCAGCGTCTTCTTGCGGGCCTCGGCCTGCTTGGCCTCCTCGCGCAGTGCGAGGTACTGCTTCGCCTTGCGCTCGAAGGCGCTCAGGGACGAGCGCCGCTGAACAACGCGCGCCATAGGCATTCCTTTCGTCAAGCGGTTACGTCGGTCCGGTTTCCACAGCAGCCGTGGCTGCTGGGCACAGACCAATAGTAGGTGGGGAGTAACTATAAGTCAACCGGAGCAGGTGCTCCGGTTGACGTCACAGATCCAGCAGCAGGTGCTCCGGTGCCAGCGAGCGGAGCGCCTCTTCCAACGCCGTGATACGCCCGAGGTAGCCGTTGCGCTCCAGCATCTCTGCGATGTTCTCCTCGTTCGTGACCACCTGCAGGTGCTCAGGGCCCACGCAGTCCTTTCGTGCACAGGTGTGATGCACGACCTCCGACGTAAGGAGACGACGACGCGACAACGCCATGCCGGTGAGGCGGTGCGCTGCCACGGTCGACCTCCTGCTCCCCTTACGCACGGAGAACTGGCCGTACCCGTACTGGTTCAGCCCACGCTGCCACACCCAGCACCCGGTCGCCGTCTTCACCGACAGCGCCTCCAGTGCGGCGAGCATCCCGTCCCAGTCCCCCGCGTGATAGGCCTCGTGGAGCACGCGCACCTGAGGAGATCGCGCGGCCAAGGGAGTGTCGATGCCTTTGCCCTTCTGCCACCGGTGGTAGTGGCCCATGCACATTCCACGGACCTTGGCCGGGCGGTCGCAGACAGCCCCCTTGCATGTGTTAGTCATATGTTCAGTTTAGCGGAGCGTTCCATCCGATTGTCACAGGGTCGACTTGAGATACTCCGTCAGCGTTGCGACCTGATTCTCCAGCCGACCGCGGCCGTCGGCACCGTGCCCATCCACTATGGCGGTCGCGGTCTTCCTCTTGTGCGCCAAGACCTCCGGCTTCCGCGCTTCGATGGTGTTCTCGCAGATGAGGTTGACTATGAACACGCGCTCGAACTCGGAGGACGCACGAACGTGCCGTGCGTTGATCTGGTCGGCTGTTCCTGCACTCCAAGGGAGGTCGAAGTTGATGAGGTAGTCGGCCATTTTGAGGTCGGTGCCGAAGGCTGCCGCGTGCGAGCAGATGATGACTCGGGTCTGCGGCTCGTCGCGGAACTTCGCCACGGCCCCGACCTTCTGGCTGGCCGTCATCTCGCCGTGGTAGGAGACCGAGCCGATGCCCACCTCTGCGAGGCGCTGTTCGATGATGCCGCAGGCGCGGCGGTGGAACGAGAAGACGATGACCTTGCTGGCCGGGTTGCCCTCGGTGATGTCCTGCAGCCGGGAGATGAGGTGGTCCATCTTCGGGCTGGACTTCACCTCGTCGAGCGCGCCACGGCGCATGAGCATCGCGGCGTACTTCGAGCCGGACCAGTTCGCGCGCTCCTCCCCCTCCTTGCGGCGGCGGGCCCCGTCCTCGTACTCGGCCGCAGACTGGCGGATCAGGTCGGGGTGGTTGAGCAGCATCTCGACGGCGAGCATGCGGGCCATCACGTCCCCGGCCTCCTTGGAGCCCCCGGCGGAGTCGCCGCCGTGGTAGTGGCTGAAGAGGTCGAAGTCGCTCATGGTGTTGTTCGCTGCCTTGGCGAGGGCCTCCAGCAGATCCTGCCCGATGTTCTTGTAGGCCGCGCGGGTGGCGCGGTCGATGCTGACCCACTCGGTGGTCTCGGTGACGGCGGGCAGGTAGGGGGCGACGTCGGGGTCGGTGCGCCGCTTGCGGAACATGACCCCGGACAACTTCCGGTGGAGCACCGGCGTGTTCTTGTAGCGCACCACCGCGCCGTACTTGTTCCGGGTGATGAACGCCTTGTCGAACAGGTCGTAGCGTCCGAGCACCGTGGGGTCGACCCACTCCATGATGGAGAAGATCTCCTCGGGCTTGCCGTTCTCGATGGGCGAGCCGGTCAGGGCGATGCGGAAGGGCGCGGTCCATCGTTTGATCTGCTTGGTGCGGGTGGCCTTGAACGTCTTGATGGCCGTGGCCTCGTCGAGCACGATGATGTCCGGGCGCAGTCGGCCGACCAGCCGCCAGTCGTTGACGACGTTCTCGTAGCCGAGGATGACGTAGGGCGGGCGGTTCTCCATGGCGTAGCGCAGTTGCTTGCGACGCTTCTCCTTGTCGCCGTCGATGACGATGCCGTGGTGCTCCTTGGGGATGGTGATGTCGAGGGACTCCCCGTTGAGCCGGATCTTCTTCGTCGTGGTGTCGACGTCGGTGTGCTTGGCGATCTCCTGCGCCCACTGCCACTTCAGGTTGGCGGGCACCACGATGGCTGCCATGACCTCGTGCTCGGGGTCGGGGCAGGTGGCCATGGCCTCCTCGCAGATCGCGAGGGCGCAGATCGTCTTGCCGAGCCCCATCTCGTAGGCGATGAGCCCGGTGCGGCGCTCGATGACGCCGTCGACGGCCTCGTCCTGATAGGGCCGCAGCCCGGTGAGCATCACGTCAGGCTCCGTCCGTAGGTGAGGGCAGAGATAGCCCCGGTGACGCCGACGTGGATGTCCCCGTCCGCCATGTCGCCCGGGTCCTTGATGTAGCCCTTGGGCTGGTCCTTCTTGGCGTCGTCGAGGGCGCGGTCCCACGGCACGGCGTACTTGAACACCCGCTGGATGTTCGGGTAGTGCCGGTACTGGGTGAGGATGTACTTCAGCGCCTTCTGCCCGGCCCGGTCGTTGTCGAGGGCCCAGATGATGACGTCGAAGCGCTCGAAGATCAGGTCCAACTGCTCGTTGGTGATCTCGGCACCGAAGGTGGCGATCCCGTTCTCGTACCCGGCGGTATGAAGCCTTGGGACGTCCAGCGGGGACTCCACGACGACGCAGGTCTTCTCCTCCGGGTCGATCTGGTGGATGCCGAAGAGGGTGTTGTTCTTCTTGACGTTGAAGGGCTGGTTGCGGAAGTAGCGGGCGTTCTTCTCCTGCCAGCCCCACAACTTCCCGGTGCGGGGGTCGCGGATAGGCACGATCCAGCGCTCGTTCTCCTTGTCCCAGAGCACGCCGTAGTGGTCGGCCGACTCGGGGGCGATGTCGCGGCTGTCGCAGGCCTCGACCGGCACCTCGACGAAGAGCGCGAGCGAGGCCTCGTTGACGACCTTGGTGGTGTCGACGGCGAGTTTGAGCCCACCCTCCTCGCGCACGAGGCGCTTGGCCCGCTCGACGCCACCACGCTGCTGGCACCACTGCAGGGACTGCTCGTCGGTCATCCCGGTGATCTCGCGAACCAGTTCCCAGAACTTGCCGGTGAAGCCGCAGGAGAAGCAGTTGTAGAGCCCGTCCTCGACGTTGACCGAGAAGGACGGGTGGCGGTCCTCCTTGCCGAGGATCCGGAAGTGCGCGGGGCACTTCATGTGTGCCTCCTCGTACTGCAGCCGGAACTTCACGCCGAGTTCGTCGAGGCAGGCCGGGATGTCGCCCGGGATCGGGTTGGAGACCATGAGGGCCATGGCGTTCCAGCCGCTCTGCGGCTTGGTTCTGCGTTTGGCGCGGCGCATCAGTAGCCCCCGATCAGGGTGGGAGACGAGGGGTCGACGAGGAATCCCTTGGAGCCGTACACGAGGGCGTCGCCCGGGGTGGGGTGGTACACGCCGATGACGTCCGGGCGGTAGTTGAGCGAGCGGGCGAGCAGGTACTTGTCCTCGGTCCAGACGCGACCGACCGGCAGGTCCCAGTGCTCCATGCGGGCCTCGACGTGCTCGACCATCTCGTCGCCGAGGAAGGTGACGACGTCGACGGCGTAGTTGCGCCGCCACACCGTGTCCCAGATGACCTTGGCGCACGTCTCGTTGCAGTGGAACTGGTCGACGGCTGCCTTCCAGCGCTTGAAGCGGACCGCGCGGGAGAACTTCGCCTCGGCGCGCTTGTCGGGCAGCACACCGACCAGCCCCTCGAAGACGAGCAGGAACCGGGCGGTGGTCTCGTTGGAGATGTCCCCGTGCTGCATCAGAACTGTGCCTCCTGCTCGCCGTCGGTGGGAGCCGCCATGGCCTTGAGGGTGTAGGTCTGCCAGTCCCACTGGACGTGGACGTTGGGCTTGTTGCCGTCGCGGAACTTGAGCACCTTGACCATCTGGCGGTCCGGGAGTTCCCCGTCGGGTTGAACGCCGAGCATGATGTCGGCGTCCTGCAGGAACGAGGACGAGTAGCCGACCGAGCCCTGCGTGACCTCGCCGCCGGTCATCTTGCTCAGCAGCACCTGCGTGCTGATGAAGATCGGTCGGTGGTGCTTGAGGATGAGGTTCTTCATCGAGCGCGTCAGTTCGCTGAGCCGCTCCCACTGGGCCGCGTTGGTGCGGACGTTGGGCAGTTGCATCAGGTAGGCACCGTCGATGTAGATCGCGTCCGGGGCGTACTTGGCGACGAGGTCGTTGACGGTGTCCAGCGAGGCCTGCTCGGCCGGGACCTCTTGGATGATCAGCAGTTCCTCGTCGGCGAT